CTTAGTACCAACAAAAAACCTGCCATCTAAAGGATCACGTCCACAAAATATCGCAGGTGCACCATCAAACTTAGTCGTAACTTTCATCGTTTTAGTTGCTTTGCCAGATAGCATATCACGCAACGACTGTAGAAATTCAATTGATTCCCGGGCACCATATGTACCAAAATTTAAAATCTCATCTTCGATATGTTCTAAGTGAAGGTTTTTCTTAGAGGCCAAATTTATCTCCTATCTTGTTTTATGATAGTATTATAACATATACAATACTAGGTTGTCAAGGCCATTCCTAAGAAATTTTCAAAAATTTAGAGGAAAAAGCACCTGCTTCCTTAACTCCTCTGGATGAAGCATAAAAATATAAGCGTTTCATTAGAATATCTCTTTTACTTTTTCTAAATTTTAACCACGCACAAATTTCCAATGCCTGTAATTTAGAAACAATTGTGTATATACTGGTATTTTTATGCTTCTTATAAAATCTATCCCAAGCACCTTCTGGCATCGTTTCTTTATCATACAATACAAATTGGTGTAACATAAAGACGTTGGCCAATAATTTCGTTGTAATCTTATCCCTAGTGGCTTCATCTTTCCATAAAGATCCCACCTCTGCTATACCACCAGACCTACTCGCAAGATCAGCAAATTCTGTGTCCTGGGGAATATCTTCAATCCTTCTCGTACCACGTTTTATCAATATTGATAACAATCGTCTCCATGTTTTATAGAATTTACCAGGACTCTTTTTACCTGTACCAAGTCCAAATAGAAATTTAATCACTCCCAGTCCAACCTTTCCATGATTAGCAAATGCACCTTTAATCTCAGCCTGTACAGCCTGAAACTTTTTATCAAAAGTTCTAATTTGCATTTCATAGGAATGCTCTTTACCATTCTCAGCTACAGTAAAATTCAAATAAACATCCTTAGTTGCGAGTGGATCATTTCCACTTTTTATAAAAAATGGTCTTTCATCATCAAGACGAACAATAATATTTGCCTCATCCCTCTTTGAGTCTTCATTATAATTTGTTATTTCTCCCTCTGCTCCAATCTTCTTTAAAGAAACACCCTTCAACAAATCTTTATCAAACAATTGTTCTATTAACCAATTATATAAATGTAAAACATTCTTAAAATCCTTTCCTTCTGGTATATCTTCAACTCCAATTTTATTAACAACATCATTCTTTATTTTCGTCCATAAAACTCTAGGTGAATTTTTTTCAATTTCAATAATATCATTTAATACTTTTTGTATATTTTCTTTTTGTTTTTCCTCGATCATCCAAACATCACCTGGATTCCACTTATCATTTTTTATTATTGCTGAATCAATACCACTCACTTCCGCAGTTTTCTTATAAGCTGCATATATAGAATCCATCAAAGGACTTCCACGATGTACCTCAAACCTTTTATCATCACTAACACCATTCTTATTACCCTTCTTCAATAAGCTATTATACGTAGTTTTAATTGTCTTTAATGTTACAACCAACCACTCCGGAAACTCAACTACAAATTCCATCAACTTCTCAATTGATCTTCCAGTCAGTTCTTCAACATCACCAGGAGTCTTACCTATAGGTTTAATGAATTTCTTATTAAATTCATCCACATCATAACTACCATCACTCTTTTGCCAAGAACCAATCCTATGTAGAGGATTAACTTTATTGATTATATCACTGTCTTGTATAGGAACCCCACCACTCTTTTTAAAATCAACCGTATTAGCAAACATTATTGCAATAGCACCCAATGATTCCTGCCTGGCTGTTCTTTCGGCAGGAGACATTTTAACCTCAACAACACCTTCACCCTTTGATTGAGTCTTAGAAACAATTCCAAATGAAATTCTTGAATCGTCCTTAAGGACTATATTTTTTCTCCATGCATTTGAAATCTTTCCACTCTTTGATACCTTCTTGAAAGCACGTAACCACACTTCCTTTGCCTTATCTTCATCTCCATTTTCGTGGTGTTTATTTATATTATTGAATAGTGCAATCATTTTTGGTAAATTGTATTCATCATCAGCAACACGTTTATCAGTCAATTCCAGAGAATTTCCCTGTTCATCACGGAGTCCATTATTTTTTACTACTTCATGCCATTTATATTTGTGCTGTTTTTCCCACAATTCCGTCCAGCTTAGAGTAGTTTCATTTATTGATAATTCCTCAGCCCACTCATAATCACCATCAAAAATGGAATCATATACATCCTGCACAAAATTAAATTCCGTAAATTGTCTCATCTGGATCCCCGCTTAAAAAATACTCTTATAGAACTAACTATAAGAGTATTTATAATTACCTATAATTTAAATGATTTAACCACTTACCGAATTTCCATATATCCCTTATGATGTGTTTAATTGGTGGGAAATCATCCCATTTTGGATTCATCGAATCAATACCCCATGCTGTTTCAAATCTCCATAGTAACCAGTTTTTAGGTGGTATAGGTATAAATGGAAACCTATACCACCAGTTTTTTCTTCGGACTGTCCATCCGTATTTCAATAATGCTATAATCGTTTTGATCTTATTTCTGCCCATTGCAATGATTGTTTTCCTTTGGGTTTCACTTCTAGTTCTTTACCCCAATAATTTGCTGTTATTTCCCAAGGCTTCAGTCTTTTGTTGTATAGTTTAATATCATCAAATCTACCAGCAAATCCACTACCACCAAAAACAATAGGATAACCATTTACATCACTTCTAGGTATTTCTATATAGTCAGTACAATACGAATCTATCCAAACCGAAATGCCATTTTGTTCTGACCTAATTGCCATATAGTAATATTTAAATCCATGAATTCCTTCGATTGTTTTTGACTGTCCCTGATATAATATTCTAATCATACCTTTCCATGCTTGACCAGAATCTTGATAAAAGGTAATTCTTAAATCACCCCATCTAAGAATTTGTCCAAAAGGTATCAATTTTCCCATATCCCTAACTGTATGATCTAAATCATGAGTACCAGCACCAAACTCAAAATCGAGTGTCCAATTTGTTAAATCTCGTTCGAGATAACGAGCAGGAATAGTAAAACTAGATTTTGGGTCTATATTCCCATGAATGTGAATAACTGGTGATTTATGATAAGAAAACTTTTCTGGAATCCATCTAACGGTTCCTCTTTTGTGTGCTATTGTGTTTGATTTAATGTCTGCTAAAATGTTTCTTTCATTGTTGAAATTCCACATATAAATTAGGTTGTCGTTAGTGTAATAATCCTTTGCCGAAGCAAATGGTAGTAGTAACAATAAGCATAACAAATAGGGTACGATTTTGATAATGTTCTCCTTACAACATATTTTTTAGTTGTTTAATCTCTGATGCACTGAGTGCGGATTTTAGTTCGTCTGCCAACGTATCTGCTCCTTCATTTTTAACAATATTTCTCATCATGATACGCATTTTTCCAAGTCTTTCATCAGTCATTGCTAGTCCACCACGAACAACAGCTGCTTTTCCCCTGTATGATGGTGAATCCATTTTTTGTAATTCGTCCACTTGAGTTGTTAGTTCGTCTATGGTTTCTACATATTTTTTTATTACTTTATTATCCATTGTTATCTTCCTTGCTGTTTTAGTTTTTCGTTTTCTTCTTTAATATGATCTTGTAATAATGTAATATAGATTTCTCGTTCAAATGGAATCATATCTTCTAAATCTGACAGTCTATAATTGTGATGTTGCATTAGGGCAAAGTTTGTCAGGTATACGTTTTCTAATGAGTTATGACCTAATGCTATGCGAAAAAATTCTGCAATCCCTCGATTACTAATATCTGTTCGTGTCCACAACTCTTACAGTGATAATCTATATCATGTGATAGTTTGGGCATTGTTTCAAAAAACTCTTGTAGTTTTTGGAACTGTTGTTGTGTAAGACCATCAATAAAATCAATCAAATCAGTTATATCATAATCTGATGCATTATGAACTTCATCACCATCATAAATTATATCAATACAATTACAAAGAATTTTCATTATATCTTCTACTGAAGTTGTATTGTTAATACTATACATATCAGGATATTTCAATATAACACCTATCTTATCATTTAGTTGTACCTGATTAGTATGTTCTTCATTTGTAGTTACTTCTACTTCATCTAAGTTGACAGTTATTTTATTTATAGATTCGCATTTTGGGCATTGATACCCGACTTCGGATAATTCACCTACAGATTTTGCTCTTAATTTTAAGAAGATATATTCTATGTCGAATAGGGGTAAAGATTCCGAGTCAAAATTATCTACTAATATACAGTTATTGATAATTTGACGCATGGCACGAATCATACCCATTGTATCATCTTGGTCTTGATTTGCCATTAATAGAATTTTTTCTTCTTTGACTAAAAAAGGTCTATAAGTTACTTGTTGTTGTGTTGATGGTATAGTCAAATCATATATCGGTGCATTTATTTTTGGTAATGCCATAATTAATTATCCTTCTTATATATACTTTTTAATATTATTAAATCCATGTCTTATAGTATCTTTTGCTCTTGCAAAACGACTTTGTTCTGGTATAGGAACTTCGTAACTATTAGAGAAAGGTGATGATTTCCATGCATCATTTGGTTTTTTGGTAAATGCCCTTCTTCCCCAATTATTATTTGCTAAACGAGACATAGAGGTTGATCTGATTCGATTTTGTGTTTCAGAAACATCATTTTGCATTTGTAGAAGTAAATTTTCACCACTGGTATTTGGTATATTCAAATCTGAATTCATTTCCAATCTTTCCCAATAATCTATTTGAAAAACTGCTTCAAATGTCGTAACCTCGGATTGTTCTTCATAAGATAACTCAATTGCACTAGCAGATAAAGGGAAACAAGCATTGAATTGTATTACATCTACCAGTTCTACAGTTTTTTCTTTCCCTACTAAAGTATCTCCAAAAACAGATAATGTTAGTTTAGCAGAATAATCATCTCTATATCCGATAGTAAAACTACTACCATTTGGTTTAACAACTTCCATCATCCAATCATCAATAAATTTTCTTTCGAGATAATCTTTGGTACATAAAAATGTAACTGTTAGATCTTCCATTTCATGTGCATATGGATATTTTTGTTCTGAGCCTGGAGCTAGTACCGAGTTCGTAGATATGGTTTTGGTTGGTATACTAATACCAGAAACCATATATTTGAAATGTTCTTTAACTGCTGGTGCTGAAGTGTAAGTTGTTGCCAATGCTGTTGGTAATGCAATGTCTAAGAAATATCTATTGGTTTTTGCAAGACCACCAGATTTATTTAACTGTGCAGTAAAGTCTTTTATACTAAAACTCATCTAATCATCCTCGTTGAATCTTTCCATACATTTTGCTTCGATGCTTTTTTGAATCCTTCGTATGGAAGAAAGATTGCAATTTTCCAATCTTCTGGATTTATCCTTACGAACTGACTTCTTATATGATTATTTAGGTATCTTTTAATCGTTGGTTTCATGAACTTGTATTTTGTACTTGAACTCAATAAAGCATATGTTGCACGAATTCTAGTTCTTTCTGATAATCTTTTGGTGGTAGTCAGTTCTAATAATCTTTCAAGTAATGTTAGACGTATTTTTGGTGGCAAATAATGTAGGTTTAGACCTAAAAAACCATCATTATACCTTTCAATTGGTATGGTTAAGGGATAGGTATCATAATATGGCAAAGTTTGTTTGTGCTTTGGGTCATAATTGAATAAATACATTTTTCCCATTTCTATTCTAGTTGTTAAATAGTCTGTATCTTTCATCAAATCACTTCTTTTGATATTTCTCATACTTCTATTGTTCATTAATTTACTTATATTATCTTTAAACCATGCTATAGAATTTTTGCTCGTTGTTTTTAGACCATCTAAGATTGCCATTATTTTATTCCCAATTCCTTTTCGGTAAATATTTTAAACGATATTCCTTGTCGGTTACAATAGTTCTGTGCAGCTTCCCATTTAGATTGATTCATGATCCAAGTTTTATGTTCTCGAAGAATTGTTGCTTTTTTCTTATTTCCTTTTTTTGGTGGTCTGGTTTGATTTGCTGGTTTTATTTCTACCAATGTTTTTTTAAAATTTCCATCTTTGGTTTGAGTTGTCATTAAAAAATCTGGAAAATATTTCCTCCATTTCCCGTCTGTAGGTAAGTAATATCTTATCGGGAATGGTTCACTTGCCCATTGTACCACATTCGGATTTTTATCACAATATTCCATAAATTTCAATTCCCAAGATGATCTAAATATGGGATTTTGTTTTCCCATGTATTTATCCTTATGTTTCGGAACATAAGTTCCACGTTTAAAATTCATAACTAATACTCCTATTTATTTTGTTATATAAATACTTATAATTATAAATATCTTG